AATGCCTAAGTATAACGAGGAAAACGTAACGGGAACAATAGACAAAACACGTTACGAGTACGCGCACCAAATCAACGCTTACAACCCCCTTAACGGCCAATCTAAAATTACCTTTAAGACTTGTACAGTTGAGTTGGATAACAACACAGGCGAAGAAAAATCATTGGAGTTTAAAAGAAACTTAGAAGAGCCTTACGTCACTAACGAAACTTTTAACCTCATTAATCCCGCTGACGGCTCTACTGTAGGGACAATGGATTACGATACGTTGTATCTTGCGCTGTACAGCCTGTTTTTCCACGTAGCGAACAAGAAGGACAACCCATGAAGGCTTTGCTTGATTACTTTGTACGCATAGGCGACTGTCTTTCTCAACTGCTCAACGTAGTTGTGTTTTTAGGTAAGAACGCTAATGAGTCTGTCAGCGGCAGAGCACACAAGTACCGAAGAATAAGCACCTTTTGGGCTTTTGTTAACTGGTTTATTAACCTTATGTTTTTCTGGCAGTACGACCACTGCCGCCTCGCGTACCAAGCTGATTTAGTTCGTGCGTCTAAGATGTTGGAGGATAGGTAGTGGACTTTGAAGTATCCATATTTAAAACCTTTATAGCGTTTGTAGCCGCCGCTTTTGGTTGGGTTATGAAGGCCCTCTGGAACGCCGTAAAAGACCTACAGGAAAAGCAAGGCGAGCTAGAGGTTCTAGTCGCTGGTGATTACGCTCCTCGTCTTGAATTGCGTGTAGAGTTTGACAAGATCGAACGCGCATTAACACGAATAGAACAAAAGCTAGACAATAAGGCTGACAAATGATTGATCTTTTGGTGGGCGCTATATCCCCTCTGTTGGACAAGTTTATCCCTGACGCAGATCAGAGGAACAAGCTTGCTCACGAGATAGCTACTATGACCCAGCGACAAGCACACGAGATCGCCAAAGCCCAGATAGAAGTAAACAAGACTGAGGCAGGCCACAAGTCTCTGTTTGTCTCTGGGTGGCGACCAGCAGTAGGCTGGGTGTGCGTTACGGGCATGGGGTTTAACTTTGTGGCCGTACCTCTGGGTAACTTTATGTTGGCCTTGGGTCACTCTGACGTAACGCTGGTAGCTCTGGATTTATCTCAGATGATGCCTGTATTGATGGGTATGCTTGGCTTGGGAGCTATGCGCTCTTTTGAAAAAGCTAAAGGCGTAGCGAGGGATAAGTAATGGATTCTTTAGACTACAGCTTTTACTCTCCTTACGGAATGTTAACAGAAGAGTCTACTAGCTTACAGGAGCAGCTTGCTCGTATGTACTCAGGAGGGTACGAAAGCGACACCACTAGCCTTACTTCAGGAGGCTCTACAGCGGATTATAGTTTACAAGATCAGCTCGCCGCATCTTTAGAAGGCAACACAAGTCCTACTACTACTTTGAGTACCTACACAGCGCCTACCTCTACTACTACCTTAAGTGGCTCTACGAGCGGCGGTAGTATTATGGAGCAGCTAGAATCAGGAACAATAGAGCTTACCCAAGAAAACATAGACGACTGGTTACAGCAAGTAATCAATATGTTCATAGATTACTCTGCTGGCCCTGAGTTTGAACAAGACCAAGATAGGGCCTACTTGCCTGAAGAAGCCCTTAAAATGAAAGAGCTTTTAGAGCGGGTAGAGGCTGGAGAGTCAGTAGATTTATCGGAAATACAAGCAGAGTATCCAGAGTTATATAGTTACATAGACAACAACTACAATCTTTCGTATGAAGGGACAAATACAGAAAGCTCTGAATTGCTTCCTGCTCCTAGCACTAAAGAAGGTATTACAGGGTTGCTCAGTGATCTAGGGTATTCTAATGAAGAAATACAGGAAATACTAAACTCTGAGGTAAAAAACAATAGTGGAGAGTTTGAAGGAAATCCTGTATTAGAAAACATATTGGTTCAGAACGGATACGACGGTTCTAGTTATTCCGTGAAGCCTATAAGCACAGGAGGAAGCCTTGTCACAGGAGAAGGTGAGTCTTCTATAGAAGAAGATATAGCGGGGCTTCCTACTTTTGAACAGGCCGTAGAAAAGGTAAAAGAAGCGTTCCCCACTTGGGAAGACCTCTGGGGAAGCATTAAAGACAAACTTCCTAGCGACCCTAAAGAATGGGGAGGCGCTATACGTAGCGTCATAGAAGCGGCGGGTATTAATTTACCTAGCGGCGATGTAATGGACATTCTTAACGGGGGCTACGGAATTATATTTGACCCCGCAACAAGTATTCTTACGGCCCCCGGAACTGGGAGTGTGTTTGTTCCAGGAATCCCCGGAGGCATAAGCTCAAATTCGACTATACTCGGTCCTCTAGAAGACTTGATTTCTGACCCTGTAGGAACCTTGTCTGATAAGGTTTCACAAATTTGGGGAGAAGTAATATCAGACCCACAAGGTTTTATTGAAGGTATTTTGGCAGGAACAACAGAACTCCCAGCAGAAATCTGGGGAGTCTTGACAGGTGCTGTTGATGTAACCAAAGACATTTATGATTGGGTCGTTGATAATTACGGAGAAAAAGAAGAAACAATAGAGGAAAGCGTTGCCACAAACGACAGTAAAGAAGAAGAAGAAGAAGTAGACATTAATACAGACGACACTACTGAGGATAAGCCTGAGGACTTGGCTGCTCAGTTAGCGGCCCTTGACTTGAGCGGTTTAGAATTAGAGCAAGCGGGTGATTTTACCTTTGGTGGTGTTCCTGGCCCTGCTCCAGAAGATTCTGAAAGCTCTGAAACATCTCCGTTTACCTTTGGTGGAGACTCTGGTGACCCTAACGCAACAACTACAATTTCCCAAGAAGAAATCGACAGGTTAGCAGAATACTTTAATTCTTTAGAAACAACTGAAAGTCTAACGTCAAATTCTACAGACGAATTAGTTAATAATGTTACCGATACCGCAGAAGTTATAGAAGAAGTCCTTACTTCGTCTGGTGGCGGCGGCGGTTCCTCTGGCGGAAGAGCGGCAGGAATGTTTGACCCCTTTATGTCAGGGATAAACTATACTACTCCACAAATGGCTAACTTAATATCTATTCCAAAGCTGGAGCAAATTAGAATACTAAAATTATTTGAGGATTACTTAGCATGACGTACTTAGATTTAGTCAACAACGTCCTCAGACGCCTCAGGGAAGACGAAGTATCTAGCGTACAGAGCACAACGTACAGCAAGATGGTAGGAGACTTTGTAAACGACGCAAAAGGTATTGTAGAGGCTACTTGGGACTGGTCAGGACTAAGGACAACTTTGGTTGTGCCTACTGTTGCTGACACTTCAGTTTACGCTTTAGTGGGAAGCAAGGACAGGGTAAAGGAACTGTCGGTAATTAACGACACCACAAATGTATTTCTAGAGTACCAAACTGATGCTTGGTTTCAAAACAAGACGTACAACTCTAGTCCTGTCAGTGGCTCCCCTTCGTTTTACACTTACAGCGGCTTGGACGGTAACGGAGACACTCAGATACAGCTTTACCCTACTCCTGACGATGTTTACAACATTAGGTTTAAGTGTGTGTTACGTAACGACAACTTGAGCGCCGACTTAGACACTTTAGTTATTCCTTATCTTCCTGTGTTGCATTTGGCAGTTGCCTTGTCTTCTAGAGAAAGGGGAGAAACAGGAGGAACGTCTACGCCCGAGTATTTCGCAGTGGCCGACAAGTATTTGTCAGATGCTGTTGCGCTGGACGCTCAAAAACACCCTGAAGAAACTATCTGGTACACTCCGTAAGGAACCTATATATGGCCCAGCCACTTCAGACTATTAATTTGATTGCTCCTGGTTTTAAGGGAATCAACACAGAAGATTCTCCTTTAGCCCAAGACCCATCTTTTGCCGAGCTTGCGGATAACGCTGTTATAGACCGAAGGGGCCGTGTAGCGGCACGTAAGGGCAACGACGTAGTAACAACAGACAAAACTGAGCTAGGCACTGATAGGATACACAGGATACACCGTTTCTACGATGACGCAGGAAACGAAAAGCTTTTTAGCACAGGAAACAACAAGATACTATCAGGCACAGACACGCTGGTAGATGAGACACCAGTAGCCTACAGCATCCTAGCAAACGACTGGAAGATGTTTAACTTTAACAACTCGTGTTACTTCTTTCAAGAGGGCTACGAGCCTCTGGTGTACAACAACACACTAGGCGTTGTTACACCCATGACTGGCGTGGTTGGCTCTTCAGTAACCCCTTCACAATACTGTGGTGAAGCCGTAGGGGCCTTTGGTCGTCTTTGGTGCGTAGGTTCAACAACAGACAAGAGCACTGTCTATTGGTCTGACCTATTAGACGGTACTGATTTTACTGGAGGCTCTAGCGGCTCTATCAACGTAGAGAAGGCGTGGCCTAAAGGGTTTGACGAGGTACAGGCTTTAGCGGCCCACAATAACTTTTTAATTATCTTTGGTAAGACAAGCATACTTGTTTACCAAGGCGCTAACAGCCCAGCAACAATGTCTCTAGTAGATACTGTAGTAGGCGTTGGTTGTGTAGATAAAAACTCAGTTCAATCTATAGGTACTGACGTACTGTTTTTAGATAGCTCTGGTTTGCGTAGCTTTGGGCGCGTCATGCAACAAAAGTCCCTGCCCATTACTGAACTCAGCAGAAACGTAAAACAAGATTTAATTACGCTTATACAGAACAAAACAGAGCCAGTAAACTCTGTGTACAGCCCAGAAAACTACTTCTACCTTTTGTGTTTTCCAGACCAACAGACGATTTATTGTTTTGACTTAAGAGGAAACCTAGAGAACGGCTCGTACAGAATTACTCGTTGGCCTAGCTCTTCTTTTACAGCCTTTGAGAGAGACGTAAGCGACGGTACGCTGTACATAGGCTCTGTAGACGGACTAGGCACTTACAACGAATACTCTGACAACGGATCAAGTTATCGGTTTAAGTATTTTACTCCCGGCCTTACCTTCGGTGACTCGTCAAAAACAAAGTTTCTGAAGAAAATAAAGCCTACGTTAGTCGGCGCAAACAGCGCCACGGTTTTCCTCAAGTGGGCCTACGACTTTAATACGTTCTTTAGATCACAGGACTACATCGTAGGCAACCAACAGCCAGCCTTCTTTGGGGAGTCTGAGTTTAACATAGGCGAGTTTACGGGTGGGCAGCTAACGTCGCGTAGGAGCATCAACGCTACCGGAAGCGGAACTGTAGTTACCATTGGGTTGGAATCTGACATAAACGGGTTCCCCCTTTCAATTCAAGAAATAAATCTTTTAGCTCTGATAGGCAAATTACTATGAACACTTACAATGACTCTTTATCGAGCGCTACTCACGGAGGTACTTACTAATAGACGTTGATAAAAGTGATTTAACTGACTCAGAACCTATTGATGCCTCAGAACCTATTGATTGGCTTTCAGGGCTTCTAGGCTTAGGATCGGCTGCTGGCGGCGGTCTCTTAGTAGGAGACGCCATGAGCCGACTGAGCGACGTTGGCACACAAGCACTCACAGGCTCTCAAGAGATTGCAAAGTCTGGGCTTACGCAGTCTCAGTTCCAGCCCTTTACCGTAACTTCTACCACTGGTGGTCAGTTTGGTTACGACCCGACTACAGGGACCGCAGGAAGCTCCTTAGGCGGCACTGAGGGACAACTACAGAACCTTTTGTTGCAGCAGGCGCAACAGCGGTTTGGACAGTACGGTACAGGCTCTGGTTTGACCTCTGCGGGACAACAGGCACTCTCAGGAGGCCAAAGCCTCTTTGGGCAAACACCAGGAAGTATGGCTTACCTCCAAGGAATCTTAGGTCTAGGACAGACGCCCGGAGCAGATGCTATGGGCTTGGGATCTCAGATGCTCGGGCAAACGCCTTACGGTCTAGGCGGTATTCAAGACGCCTCTGGACAAGCCTTTGGTCTCGGCAGTCAGTTCATGGAGCAAGTAGGAATGGGAACTGCTGACCGTGAATCTGCTGTGTACGACCGTATACGAGCTATGCAGGCACCCGGAGAAGAGCGGGATCGGCTGGCTCTAGAAGAGCGTTTAGCGTCTCAGGGGCGTTTAGGCGTACAGACGAGCCAATACGGAGGTACGCCAGAGCAACTCGCAATGGCTAAAGCACAGTCAGAGGCGCAAAACACCGCTGCCTTCCAAGCTATGCAACAGGCTCAAAGAGAGCAAGCACAGCAAGCGGGTCTAGGCGCTCAGTACGCAGGCTTGGGTGCAGGTTTGGCAGGACAAGGGCAAGGCTTGAGTCAAGCACAGCAAGCACAAGCTCTACAGGCGCTACAGGCAGGCCAAGGTCTTAACCTGTCGCAACAACAAGCGGCACTTCAGGCAATGCAATCCGGTCGGGCGATGGATATAAGCCAACAGCAGCAGGCTCTACAGGCTATGCAAGCAGGACAGGGGCTGATGCAAGGGGGTCTCGGTTTAGAGGGCCTACAGCAGCAGCTAGGAATGCAGGCAATGCAGGGCGCTTACCTGCCACAACAGCAGCTTCTTGCGGCACAGCAGGCAGCACAGATGTTCCCGCAGCTACAGCAGCGTGGACAGTTGTACGGTGCTGGTCTGTTTGGGGAAGCCTCTATGGGTGGCTTGGAAGCAATGCTGGGAGCAGAGTTGGGACGAGCAAACCTCTTAGGTGGTGTCGGTACTGGTCTACTGGGCGGCGCTTTAGGAGGCTCTGATAGCTTCTTGGGATCATTTTTAGGGAGTTTATGATAATGGCTAGATTTGGACAAGGGTTTATAAACGCCCTAACGCAGCCCTCATACGGTCAGGGGCTTATGGAAACCGCAGCAGGCTTTGGAGGCTTGGGCGGCGACCTGATTAAGATGAAAGAAGAGAAGCAACAGGAGCAACAGGTTTCTAAAATCATGCAGCTTGCTAATGCCGCTATAGCCAACAACGACGACGTAAATTTGTCTAGGGTTGCCCAGCAATTCGCTAAGATTCCTGGGTTTGAACAACAGGCTCTAGAGTTTGCTAAGGCTGCTCAAGGGATAAAGCAAAAAAGAAAAGAAGGTCAAGTAGCTTCTTTAGAGGAGTCTGGACAACAAGCTACACAACAAGCACAAAAATCTAGGGCAGTTCAAGTGGCTGGACAAAAAGGAGATACTGACGCTTTGGTAGCTCTCAGGTCAGGCGCTTTGGACCCTGCGGAGTACCTGAAGAGTTTAGCAAAGCCGCAAGAAAAAGCAAAAAAAGGGCAAACTTTTGCAAGTGCGGGTAGATACAAAGATGAAAACGGAAACTTGTATGCAGCTACAGAAGTTAGAACAAGAGGAAGCGGTGTAGAAATAGACTATTCTCCTATTACTCCAGGCGCTCCTGAAAACCCTGTAGGGAAGCTCGAGCCTGTAGGCGGCGCATACGGTGAAACATCTGGAGAAATGTCGGATAGACGTGTTGGATTAGCGGGTGCAGAAACAAGAGCAGAGGGCTTTGCAAAATCACAGCAAGAGGCTATAGATAATTTACCTAAAATAGAAGTAGCCATAGGAAACGCAGAAAGAAGTTTAGAGCTTCTCCAGCAGATTAAAACAGGAGGCTTTACAACGGCCATAGTTAGGTCTGCACAGCAGTTTTTTGGAGTAGAACCTAAGAACCAAGCTGAGTTTAATCTTTTAGCAGGTAAAACAGTTTTAGATAACCTAAGTAACTTTCCCGGAGCAATTTCAGAGGGAGAAAGACAATACTTAGAAAAACTCTACCAAAATCTTGAAAGAAGCGGGGGAGCCAACCAAGCTATTCTTGAAGTTCTTTTACAAGAAGCTCAGTTTTATTTGGCAGATACTCAAGCTAAAGCAAACGCTAGTAGCTATAGAGATTACTTAGAAACACGACCCACCTTTAGTAGCGTTGTCCCAAGAGATAATCGCCCTAAGAAAGTTAATTTTGACGATATGAAGGATAAGTAATGAACACTTTTACTGTCGTTCTGCCAAACGGAGTTGAAATAGAAAACGTCCCTGAAGGCACGTCTAAATCTGTTATACAAGATTTGGCTATTAAAAACGGGTACGCTAAAATTGAAGACTTCCAACAAAAAACAGAACCTGAAGTTGAGCCGACTCCCCCGCAGCAAACGGCTGTAAACCCCAGGAGGAGAGGCTCTACAGTAGCAAACACTGGAGAAGGGTTTAGTGTTGGTGAATACTTAAAAGAAAATATGGAGCTTCCGTTGGGAATTGGGGGCGCTGTCGGAGGAGCGGCGTTGGGTGCTCCTTTTGGTCCTGTTGGGTCTTTTATTGGTGCTATGGTCGGCAGTGCAACAGGGACAGGAACAGGGGCGCTGCTATCAGACACCCTTTCTGGAGAAGACTTAGATTACGCTAATGCTGTTAATGAAGCGGCTATATCAATGGGATTTGACTTAGCTACTTTGGGAGCGGGTAAAGTTTTAAAACCCGCCTACATTTTAGCTAAGAAAAAACTAGGGTTTGCCCCGCAAGAGGTTGCACAGCAACTTGCAAAAGAACTTGAACCCGCCGTTGGGACACAAGCATCATTACAGGCTAGTCAATCAATACTTGAGGAAGGTGGGGCAACACTAACTCCTTCTCAAGTAGGCGCAACTGGTCTTAATCTACTAGCAGAAAAAATAGGAAGAATAGGAATAGCCTCTGGTGGTAGGTTTGATGAGAACGTAAGGCTGGTAAACGAAACAGCCCAAGACAATTTGAATGATGTTGTAAACAGGCTAAGTGTAAACTCGTCGGGTTCTCCTATAGAGCTGGCCGAAAACTTGATGGGAGTTATTGATGCAGGAAAACAGGCTCTAAACAAAAACTATGGAGATGGGCTGGACGAGCTTGCTTCACGAGCGCCCAAAGGGTCTCGTTTTAATGTTGGAAAACATATTTCAGCAATAGATAGATTTTTGGCTAAAAGAACTAAAGACGGTATTGTAGATTTAGACCCCGCAGCTATAAAGTTTATTGAGGAAAACTTACGTCCAATGATGGGAAACAATCTAGCAAGAACCGTGGGATTAGATGCGCTGGTTATCTTAGATAAACAAATGACTGCACAAATTCGTCAGAAATTTGGCACACCTGGAACTCCGTCGTTCAACGCAGATGCGGAACGGCAGTTAGCTCAGTTAGCCGAAGAAATGAGAAACGCGACTTATAATTCCTTACAGAAAGTAAACCCCGATTTAGCTTCTCAATATAGAAATTTAAAAGAAAGTTTTGCGGCTGGACGACAAGGTTTATTGCCTTCAATTAACGACAACTTTATTAGACAAGCCGCAAAGGGAAATTACTCAGCACTAGGTCAGACCTTAGCGAAAGCAGGAAACGCTAGTCAAATACTGGCTTTTAAACAAAGCCTGAAAGAAGCTTTTAATCAGGTTGAAAAATCTGGAGGTACGGAGGTTGGGCAGTTTATTGCGTATCAAGAAGCAGAATCTCTTTTAAAAAGGGGTTTCCTACAAAAACTGTTTCCTGACTTGGGTACAGAAAAATTTAGTACCGAAAGTTACAGCAATCTTTCTAAACGTCTTTCATCGAAAGCGGAAGAAGAAAAATTTAAGGCAGTATTAGGGGGTGATTTTCCAAAAGTTAAGCAGCTTATTAACTTAATGGCAGAAGCGTCTAGTAAGCCCGATAGAAACCTTGGCGAGTTGGCGCTGCGCTCTAAAGAATATCAAGCAGGAAGAGGGCTGGCTCAGACAGCCGTTGGTATTGGAACGGCGGCTACAGTAGGCGGTGGAATGGGCATGGGCGCTGGCGCTGCAATTATACTAACGCCTATGTTTCTAGCCAGAGCAGCCTTAAATCCTGCTCACGTAAACAAGCTAATCGCGTTTCATAACAAAGAATTTAAAGATAGCGGAGCTATGGAAGCAGCCGCAGTTAGTATCGTAGGTAGCGTTATGGATGCAATGACTGATGAAGAACAGGCTGAATTTAGAAACATTTTGAGGGAAGCTACGTTACAATAAAGAAGGGGCCGAAGCCCCTTGAGTTACAACTCACAGTTGTTGCCTGTGCAGGCCAGTTGCTGACTACCTTCAGTCATGTCGCTGGCCTCCTCTATGTCCCAACTAAACTCCTTTGGGAAGCCCTTAGACAACTCTCGGTACGTCTTAGAGTCTATGGCCTCGTAGGGAGCCTGTTGGTACACATGGTCGCTGTAAGGTAAGAACGATATACCGCTGATCTTATCGAACTTGTTGTACAGCCACTGACCTACCTCTAGGAACTCTGAGTCCCTGTAGTAGCAAGTCATAGAGGGCTTGTGCTCACACCAGTAATCCTGATATATCTCCCACACCTCTAGCTGCTCCATAGCGCCCATCTCTGAGGCCAACACAGCGCCCTCTGGAGCTTTCATAGGGAAGCTGAATACCTTGGTATTAGGTGAGAACTTATCGTCCTCCACAGGCACTCCTGCGGCCTCTAGGATGTTACACAGGGGGTCGTCTGCTGAACCTCTTACTCGTCTGATGTAGTGTTGGCTGAATCGGGGGTGAATGCCCGAAGCAGAATCCACAAGCTGACTAACAGTACCAGAGGGCTTGACAGCAGTAATAGCAGCAGAAGGATTAATACCAAGCCTTCCAGCGTACTCTTTGTTAACTGCCACAGCTTCTTCCCGTAGAGCCTTAAGCCACTTCTTAAGTTTTGCACGATCTTCCCTCCCTGACAGTAACGGGTGATCCATGATACCTGTGAGGCTAACGCCCAACAGGGCTTCCTCTTCGGTGTTCTTCTGCCACACCTTACGTAAGTACCGGAAGTCCGTTAGCGTAGCCTGAAGAGTTCCAAGGATAGTAGCAGCGCGTACTTTTCGTTTGAGGTCTGCCAACGTATCGGCTGGCCTGACAACAACTTCTGACAGGTTACAGAACTGATAGGGTCGGAGGATGATTTCGCTACACGGATTAGTTCCAAAATCATAGGTAGAATCTCGTCTGCCGTTCTTTGCAGCCTGTCGTTGACTTGCGACCCTAGAGAACATTCCTCGTTCTCCTGACTTTGATTCGTATAAACTCCACCACTCATTTAAAAACGCCTCAAAGTCTGGTGTTTCCGTGTAACACGCACTGTTGTTTGCTAGTCCTCGCTGGGGGTTCTCGTCGAACCAGGAACCTGACTTTGCTCGTCGGATTCTGTCGTCTGTGAGGTTACTGAGTCCGATGAGGGCTGACCTTCGGACGCCCCCAACGACGACGATTTGTGCGATCTTGCAGCAAATATCGTGGCATTCAAGGGATGTAAGCTTTCTTCCAGCAGCTTGCCGAAAGCACTCCACCGTGAATCTAAAAAGCTCGTGCAGAGGCTCTGGACCGCTTGCTCGACCTCCAAAAGTTTTAAGCGGGGAACCTGAAGGTCGTACTCTGCTTGTGTCCCATTTGGGAATCTGACCTGAATAGAGCAATGAAACCAACTCCCTAAACGATTTCGCCCATCCGATCTTCGAATCCGCAACATGGATAACTGTGTCTGTTTCATGGAAATCCTCTGCAACCTCTGGCAACTTGTTAATGTACTGGCGCTCTACTGAGAAACCTACTCCTGTACCACACATAAGCACGTACATCATCTCATCGAAAGCCTTGGGGTGATCTATAGGCATATAGGAGCAGTTAAACCCTGCTACGTTATCCCTGTCTAGGGCCTCCCCAGCGGTCATCAAGGCCCTCATAGAAGGCATAACTTCTAAATCTAGGATAGCGTCGAATACGTCTTGGGCATCTCCCTCAGAAAGCTTGTCTCCCCAGTAATTGACGTAACGCGCTACGGTTTCTCCCCAAGTCTCCCTGCGCTTTAGCTCTGGTATGTACCTAGCGTACCTACTCTTGTGTATGTATTGTTGATATGCGTCCATTTACCCTCCACCGAGTATTTCGTTCATAATTGAAGATGCTCCCATGTTTAGCAGAACGTAGGTAGCGTCGGGGTGCTCTGTGTTGCTCACTACCTGTATCATTTCCCCTTCTAAGAAAAGAACGAGGGCAACGTCTAAGTCAACCCCGTGCTCTTGCTCTAGCTCTCCAGCGACGATGGACATAGCCGTAAGTACCTGTGACGCTGAAGGACTCTGTTTCTTGTCTGTTCCTTTACCAAATTCCCCTTGTATTACCTTCACAGTAGCTCCTCTATCAGACGCTCCAAGTACCACCGAGCCTTCCGTAAGTCCTCCACAGGCTTGCCCTTGTAGTCGTAGCGCCATACGTACTTCATAAGGTTGCCCTTGAGGTATCCCCTAAACTCATTAGGTGGCATAGACGCTTTGATTGCCTCAATAGCCTCTATCGCTCCTACGTTGTAGTGGTCGGGCTTGTTTACTGGGTCGTGTTTATCCTCGGGGTGGAACAGTTTAGCTACTACGGGAGATTCCAGAGACTCTGTAGCCATTCCTGGTTCCCTCAAGGCGTCCCACTCTTGTGGTGACACATCATCAATACTGGTTTTCTTCGTCATCTTCTAGTATCTCCTCCCAAAAGGCACTTAGCCTTATAATAAGCTTATCTTCGAACCTGTCCAACAATTCCTCTGCGCTTATCTGTAGAGCCTCTAGCAAGTCGTCAGGGTCGTATAGCTTCAAGATTCTCT